CTGGAAGTGTTTATCAATAGCCACTGCAAGTTGCTTAGTATTATCTTGCATTGCATTTGCACTTTGAGTATTTGTATATTGTACGTTAGCTTCTGCAAGTGCAGCATCAGCTTGTGCTTTACGATTATCTAGCTCACGTTTCATTTGTGCAGCTTCAGTTTGTTTCTGAAGACCTTGTGCAGCTTTCTGCTTGAACTCATCAGTAGTATAGTCTTCTAAATAGTTATCACTATCCAAGCCCATAGCTTCAATAAGCTTAGTAGCTAGTATTGCTGGTGCTTCAGGTTTAACAATCATCCCTGCCCCTGCTTGGTTTAGTGCAGGTAAAACTTGCTGTCCAACCTGTTGTAACTTTTGAATCATGTTAGCGTTGCTGTTCTCACCAATATCAATTTGTACTTCACAATCTAATTGATACGGTAGGTTGTTACAATCAACCTCTGAGACAATACCACCCATACATACTTTCACATTACTTACATTCTTACGAATAGTAGAGTACACACCTTCAATCAAACGTTTAAATCCTGTTTCAGCAAAACGTCGAGCGATGTGTTGGATACGTTTCTGCGACGCACTTTGCACTGCAGCTAGTTTCTGTTCAGAGTTACCTGAGACATATAACGTATCATTAAGGCCCTGGGCTGCTTTAGACATACCAGTAGCTTGCTCTTTAATAGTCTGTAAGTGTTGTAGTAACGGTACAGTACCCGTAGATATAGTCTCTGGTGCAAGTGGTGCAACAGCTGCTACAGGGCTACCATTAGTAGGTATGATCTGCTTAGGCTTCATGTTCTGCAATGCAGAGAAGTCTACAACATTTGGATCAGCTAACTTAGGACTATAGTTAGTCAAGTAAGTATTCTCTACGAATCCACGTAGGATTGCTGTAGATGCTAACGTAGAACTACGGGTAAAGTCTGCAACAGACAAACCATAGAACTCATAAGGGATATCGATAGGTGTTAGGTTCGCAATAGGAACCATGTCACAATCTTCTTCTAATAGAATATGTGAACCAGCCATAATGAAATGCTTAAGCTCAGCAATACCATCACCATCACGATCTACACGTAACCAACACTCAGTAATCGTCACTTCACGATTAGCTTCCAGTGGGTACATATCTTGCTGTGTAGAACCCTGCCAGTACTCTAAGCCTGTTACTTGCTTACGAGCAGCAACGTCTTCACTATAACGTGCATTACCTGCCCATTGTCCTTCATTACTTAACTCATCCCACATCTCATCTTTAATAGACTCAGAAACCTCTGGCCACCAGCGTCGAATTTCAGAGCGTGTCATCGTAGTCTGTACGCCAACGAAGCTTGCATTTTCAATGCTTGTGGCATCACGAGAGATACGGAAGTTCTCTGGGGGAATGTTCTCAATCTTTACACGAGACTTATCAATGGTACGCTTAATACGTACATCTAGGTATACGAGCTCCGCAGAGCCATCCTGAGCCATTTCATTCTCATACTCTAGCTCACCTACTATCTCAACGTTTTCGTCTGATAGGAGCTCATCTAGCTTGGTCTGAGAGATACGTTCATACTCTCCAAAGGATACCGCAAAGTCTTCACAGTAGTCCCATCGGATGATACCGTTCTTCCATAACAATGCAGACTTAATCCAGGTCTGTAGTTCTTCCCAACCATTGTTCTGTTTAAAGATACAATAGTTAGTTACTAGTGATGCATCATGGGCTACTTTATGTGCCCCTGGAGTATCAGCATAAGGTTGGAACTTAGCGATCTTACCATTGTTCAAGAACAAGTCACACAAGATAGCTGTGTATGCTTCCACAGATTCCGTAGTAGACGTATCTACAATAGACGAAACACCCTGTGGCTTCAGGTGGTTATCAGCTACTCCAGCATACTCGTAGGTAGACTTCAACCTTTCACGAGCTAGGTCTGAACTATTTAGCCAGTCACCTACACTATTCGCTACACCTGACTCAACTAGGTTTACTAATTGTTCATCAGTTACTAATTCATACTTAGCCATTACTTTCTCCAAGGTACTTGTTTGGTTTTCTCTAATTCTTTACTTGTGTATTTACCTTGGGATGGTAACTCACGCTCTTTACGTTCTTTCTTAGGTTGCCCTTCCGCTACCTGTTCATTATATCTCATGCCCATTCTCCTATGGTCTAGCTATCAAATAATCTTAAAAGAGGTCTCTATTGCTACTTAGCCTATAGGTAAGTGTGTGTAGTAGGTACGGAGACCACTTTTAAAACTACTTATATACGATTAAGTTATAAGAAGGTATAGTTTTATTCCTTCGGCTATACCAGACCGAATGAGGACTAATGGAATTCTTTTACAACCACTCTGTATTATCAGTGGTGTATTCTGTAGTTCTCTGTGTCCAAGACACCTTATTGGAAGACAATCTATCATAGTGCGTTCTTAGCACTTCGCAAGCCATGGCGACTGCCATTACTGTATCATCGTGTGTACCGGGGGCTGCTTCTGTCTTTCCTGTGTCTGTCGAGATGTAGTCCTTCAATTCCTGTATCATAATGTTAGACGGTACATTAAGTTCCTCATTCTCTATGAGGTTCTTAAGGTTACCTATAATAGCTGGCTTAGTAGCTGAGGTAGTTCTAAAACCTAACCTAGTACCCTCTTCCTTAGAAACATTAGCGATCTTGGTTTGTCTATACAAGTTGACATAATCCATACTCTCTAGTTTCTGTAGGGTAGCTACACCCATACTATTACTTTCTACACATAGTAGACTATTATTATAATACCTTCCTAGATAGAACAATAGTTCCCCAAAGAGACTTGGGTCTATTCTATTGTCTCTATACAAGGCAATAACCTTATACTCCTTATTTAAAACAACTGCTGTGGAATAATCCTGACCTACCCCTAGGGATACGTCTGCAGCAATAACATAGTTGGTATCCCATTCAGGATAATCAAATATATGTAACTTACCTTCCTTATTATCTTCAAACATCTTACTGTTCACATCCCAAGACCTAGCGGACTGTGGGGCTGAAGGTAATAGCTTATCAAGCTTTTCTAAATCAAAGACATTACTACCTGAGGTAATAAAGGCTTCATCAGGAGTAGCTGGATATTCCTGTCGGAATTTCATCTCACCACTCTCAGCAATCTTTAACCTTCTCCAATAGAGTTGGTCCATGTCGAGGTCGAAGCGATCCCTTAGGGACTCCTCCTCATTCGTTAACTCCATACCCTCTGGAGCTGTACGTCTATATTCATCTGTCAGGTACCAAGGAAGGAATATGGGGACATACTCATTCTCACCTGCAACAGCACCTTTCCACAAACGGTAAAACTCTCCACTAGCACCATTAGCTGTGGACTCTAGGATTACCTCAGTCCCTTCAGACTGTGAGATACCCTGGAACAAACCTGCGAGTATCTTTTCATCATGACCCCAGAAAGCAACCTCCGATAGATGTGCAATAGTAGGAGTAGTACCACGACCTGCCTCAGGAGACCCTGCAGTATATAGACGATAACTAGCCTTAGCTTCCTTATCACGGAAGTATGGGCTTGTAATAATAATCTCCTTAGCATTACTACGTTCCTCATTAGGGGCTAACTCATCAGCCATATTACTGATTAGATTCTTAGACATAGTAAATAGAGCATCTGAAGTAGCACTATCATGTGCCATTACAACAGACCTACTATACGGACTGAAGTAAGACTTCCAGAATACCCTACCAGAACAGTATGTAGATATACCTTGTTGTCTAGCCTTTAGGATTATCGCT